GATCTTCTGAGAACCATTCTAATGCTACCAGCTTTGCTTCTTCTTTCCTGTCCTTCCCAGCATCCGACTTAAGACGCTCCTTTTCGGTGTCGTAACGAGCAGATATCCAGCTGATGAGTTCGTCAACGTAGGCTTTCGAGTCCGTGACATCCTCTTGCGATCTAACCTTCGTATTACGAAAGGTATTGATATATAAATTAATATCTGGATCTGCAGCCACGTCAGTAAGCGTCCCGGCTGCGATCTTCTGAAAGAGCTTCCCAGCGTTTGATATATGTTTTGTAATTTCATCTGTTTCCTTTTTGGATAAGGTAGCTACACCCGAAATGTCAGGGAAGTTAGCAGACTTCTGCCACACTGTTCTAACATTTTTAAATGCCGCGGTGGTTACACCGAACGAAGCACTCATTTTTTCAAAGGTTGGACCTTGGTAATAAGTATGCCACACTACACCAATCTTTGCTGCTTTAATTTCTTTTGCTGCTGACAACGGTACTGCATATACTATAGTATTCGGGTGGAAGGTTACATACTTCTGCCCATCAATTGTTTGGTTCTTAAGATCTTTTTTGGTGAACATGATGTCACCTTGGTAGACTCCCTTCTTTATACCAAGTTTACTTAATTCTTGAAATGCTACAACAAGTTTCGTTGCTAAATCACCTTTAGTATCAGCTTTAACTTCCTTAACTGTTTTATATACTTTAGGATTCTTATTGAATATTCCTTTTTTTGCAACAAAGAATTTACCATCGCTAGGGTCAATGCCAGCAAATACAGCTGGTGCACCATCCCATTTAACCGTTACTTGTTTTGAGGCATTAGTATTACCGCCTAACATATCTCTTAAATCTCTTAAAGCAAAGATAGCTCCTCTAGCTCCGTCTACTCCACCGTCTATTACCATATCTTCGATATGAGTCATGTGAGTATTCTTAGCTTCTGCTATGTGTTGTTTTAAATTCATAATGGAAACTCCGATATCTTATCTTCTGGAATAGTTGATGTACCTTCAATATTAAAATTGAATGTACTTGCTCCACTCTTTTTAAATGCTATCTTATGGTATTTAGCTACACCATCAACGAGCTCGGCAAATAACCACATATTCGTTACATAGTATGGTTTAGAGTTATGTGGTTTGATTAGAACCTTTAAAACACTAATTGGTTTCCCTTCTCTCTTTGGAGCAGCTTGGCTAATTTTACCAACAGTAATAACTTCAGTATCAGCTTGAGTTGGATTACCATATACTTTAACAACTGGAAGGTTGGTATCACCCATAGCCATACTTTGATTTAAGTCATTAATAACATTAATACCATTCTTCTTTACATCTTTAATGATATCATCCATAAGCTGGAATGATATAACATTAGTAACCAAGAAATTAACTGTATTCTCGTCAAGGCTTATTTTATTATGCTTTGTATTTATTATTTGTACAGTATCATTACTTTTGCTATCTACTGAACTACGATACTTTTCTATCTTTGATGTATAAGATTTATTTATTCTAGGGTCATCAACAAGAGCAGTTAGCATTGCTTTTTGAGTCATCTCTCCAAGATAATTTTCTTTTAAAAACTTACTACGTTTCGTAAGTCTTTCAATTTCTTTTTCTGTGCTATTTTCATATTTCTTTCCTAGTGCTTTTATCTTTTTAAATACATCTTTACCAAACTGAAGAACTTTCTTTGCTGCAACTGCAAAGTTTTTAGCTATATCAACAGAAATATCTTTTAATTTAGATAGTGTATCACCGAAGAATCCTTCTTGTAAATAATGTTCGCCTATAAGTTCAGGGAATTCATCAGTTACTTTACCTAAGTCCATATTACTTACATCAGGTTCATATTTACCTTTCATAAATGTTGTTATCTTACCAAGCTTAGCAACTCCATCGCCTTTCTTTAAAGATATTTGATACCATTCAAGACCATCGCATGACAAGAGACCAGTTTTATCATCTGTTTTTATTGGTGCTTTGCCACTTAATACTTTATATAAATCTGCTGATGTACCATTGATCAGAACACAATCAGAAGTATTCTTTTTAATATTACCTTCAATACCTTCTTTAGTTTTTAACGCTGTATAATATTTGTCAATGCCTGTCCAAATTACTGTTGGTAGACTAAACTTAATATCTTTAGTACGATAATAGAATGAACCATTAACGAGTGTGATTACGTCTTTACCAAGAGATTTATCTGCATCAATATATGCTACAAACTTTTCCCATTCACTAATGTAAGTTCTTATCTTAAAGTCACCTCTAATTTTTAATTTACCTAATTCGCTTTTAAGATTACTTGCATCTAAAGCTGTAGGTATGAATAAGCCAATACATTGAAAGAATTCTAAGAAGTCAGTTTTAGTTGCTATACCAAAGGCTGCTAAGTCAATAGCTAATTTAGCTTGATCAGATCCTTTACCAACTGAACCAGAACCAGATACAAGAAGTGAACTTCTTCCTGATGGACCTACCAAATAAGGATAATCTTTTTCCAATCCCTTTGTATAAACATCAGGGTGGACTTTAATTTTATTTTTAATATCTGAATCTGTATCAAATATCAAAGGATTTGCAGTCTTATCTTTTGTGGCAGTATATAATTTATCGATATCATCTAATTGATCATCAGAATAAGGTGTAGATTTAATATCTTTTGGACCTTTATAAGCTATTGTATAAGCTTCATCCATCTCATATCGTGTTTGACGATTAAGTATTTTATCAAATTCTTTGTGATTTAAACCAAAATGATCTGCAGCAATTCCTTGAATTCTGTTTTTTGTCAAACCTCTTTTTATAACATCAGGGTTTTTTCTTAGGTGCTTCATCATTAACAACGCACCTTTGTATTTGTCTTTATTTCTATATCTGTTAATAGTATGTCTTACTTTCTTAGGAAGCAAGTCATAAAATTTTAGATTTTCTGATACGTTTGTTTGATCTTTGAAAGAATTCATTAAAAACCTTTTATTCGAGTTGAAGATATAGAACTATTTATATCTTTACAAGTTCTTAATTATCTTATTTAAATTTTTGATTTTGCTATACTTTTTAAGCTTTTGCAGCTTAGGTTTAACATTTGATTGTACATTATCTAGTTTTATATAACCATAATAATCAAGTACAAGCATCATAGCTACAACATCACCTAATTCTTTTTCTAATTCATCCACATTCTCTTCATCGTATGGACCAAATCGAATTAATTTTGAATTTGCTTGTATAACTTCTGCGCATTCTTCAGAAAGAATGGTTAGTGTTTCTTTAATGTTCATTTTTCTTAGGGCCTAATACATAGTCCTGTTTTTCGAAAGCATCATCTAATATACTTTTTAATATATCTCCTGCTGCTTCATTAAATTTAGGATCGCCATGAGGATTATCCATTGGGTATTCTACTATTTCATAATCAAAATTTATAGATTTTGTAGTCTCATTAAGCTTGACATTTAAATATCTATAAACGATACCTGTATAGGTACCACCATCTAATCGTACATACCAATGTTCATCATCTCTACCATGTTGATCTACAAATGACCATTTTTTAAAAGGGACTTCTCTTTCTATCATGATTTTTCCACATCTGTTAAGTACATTACTTCAGCTTCTGTAAACATAGCTTTAGCATCTTTTATTGATTGAGTCCATCTGTCTAAGCTTTTAAGATCTTTAGGCCTTAGAGAAACAACTTTTTTAATACCAACTTGAATAATACCTTTAGCACATTCATTACAAATAGGACAACCATATACATATAAGGTTGCTCCATCTAAAGAAATGCCATTAAGACCAGCATTATATATGGCATTCATTTCAGCATGTACAACTAATTTATACTTTACATCACGATTTTTATATCTTGCAGCTGAATCACCAACACCTCTTGGGAAACCATTATATCCTTGAGATAATAATTGACCATGATCTCCAACAACTACTGCACCAACTTTAGTGCTTGGGTCTCTTGACCATGTAGATACTTCTTTAGCTAAGTTGAGATATCTATCTCCCCATTTCTTACCATGCATTTTACTCATACGTTAAAGTCCTCATATTGTGTTGCTTTTTGTGGGTCATCTATATTGAGAGTTTGGGCAGTATCTTCTACATCATATAATCGCATTTTAGCCCTGTCAACTCCAATAACAAACTTTTTATTTGTTCCAGTTGGATCATTATATCTATTCTTTAATTGTTTAATCATTAATTGATTTAAACCTTCTAACTCTTCAGTAGATATAATAGCAAACATTAAGTCTGCAGTTGCTGGTAGACCAAATGATTCTGATGTATCTTCTAAGCCTACATCTGAATTACCGAATCCACCTCTTGTAGTTTGTGTGGCGGTGACAATAGGTAAATTAAACTCTACTGCCATGCCACGCAATTCTTCAGCAATAGCTTTAACATATGTGTATGAGTTAATAGCACCGCCTGCTTTCATTCTTGATGAAGCACATATATTCAAATAGTCTATGCAAATAAGATCAGGTTTAAAATCACGTTTGACTTTTAATTCTTTAAGTAATGATCTAAAATGAGTAGTACTTGCTGCGCCTGTAGGATATTCCTTTACAATAAGTTTACCTACACCTTTATCAGTAAGCTTATGCATCTTCTTATCAAACATATCTTTCGATAGATTTTCTAATTGGTCAATAGGTACATTCATTAAGTTAGCATCTATACGTTCAGCAATTCTTTCTTCTGCCATTTCCATAGTTATATATAATACATTTTTCATTTGTGTTAAAGCGCCTGCAGCGACATGACACATGAATAATGACTTACCTACACCTGTTCCTGCTAAAGCAACATTTAAACTCTTGTTAACAAGACCACCTTTAGTAATTTTATTAAACATACTTAAATCAAATGGGAGGTGTTCTTCATCTCTATGATAAAATTCATAACGCATATCAGAATCATCTACATAGTCATGGCCAACTCTCATATCAAAGTTAACACTTAAAGCTTCAGATAAAACATCAGGTAATGCATTCTTATCTAATGTCTCATGTTTGCCTTCAATTATATTGATAGAGTCCATGATTGCTAAATAGATTGCTCTATCTTGACACCATTTCTCAGTTTTTTCATTTAACCAATCAACAGTTTGTTCACCGTCAGGCACACTGATTTCTGGTATAAGAGCTAATGAATCAGAACCAACTTTAGGATTATTCCTTAATTCAATATTTAATGCATCAGCACTTGGTAACTTATTAAATTTAGTTACAAAGTCAATGATCTCACTAAAGACTGCTCTATATGGTTCTTCAAAATATCGTAGTTTTAAATGAGGGATTACACTTCTTGTATATTCCTCATTCAACATTAAGTTGCGTAAGATTAATGTTTCAATCTGCATTAAACATCTTCCTCAGTGTGTGTCTTAATCATATCTGCATGGCCTACTTCATACTTGCGTTTTAGAAATTCTTTAAAATCTGTATTAGCAAAAATAGGTTTCCAAAATGATTCTTTAAGAGTCTCAGCTTGACGAACTTTCTTATCTTCAATCTCACCGGTCACTTTATCAACTTTAGAATACCAACCCATCGTAGGCTTAACAACATAACCACCTTCCATTGCTACATCTAATAAGCCAGAGTATGTTTCCATACCGCCTTCCCATGTAACACTAATAGGAATCTTAGACTTTTCTCTTACAAATCTAGATTTCTCTACATTGATCACAAAGTTATAGCCCATGATTTCAGTACCCTTTTTCTCCTGTTGTCTACCAATGATCCAGATATTATCACTTGAGTAATATATACCTGTGCCACCTGATACAACAGCCCTAGGGAATAGACCAATCTCTTGGTATGTATGGTTAACTGCAATTAATGGAATGTCTCTCATAGTTAAATATGGAGTAGTCATTCTAAATAAACTTTTAAGGGCTTTTGCTCTTGACATATCTGCTACAGATTTTTCATTCATAGCATCAGTTAATTCCTTAATAGATGCAAGGTTACCAATAGAGTCAATCATAATGATGACTTTGTCATTGCGTTCGATATTTTCTAATTGATTGATTAGATCGAATTTGAGTTCTTCTACATTCGTAATGGGAGAATGGAGAACTCTTGATGTGTCAATACCGAACGACTTAAAGTATTGTTGCGGGCTACCAAACTCTGAATCATAAAATAACAATATAGCATCTTCATACTTGTCTAAGTATGCTGCTGCCATTAACAAACCAAAGGAAGTCTTAAAGTGCTTCGATGGTCCTGCTAATACTGTTAGTCCTGAAGTCAGGCCTCCGTCTGGGTCACCAGATAGTGCAACGTTAATCATTGGAACCGGTGTGGTTACCATATCTTTATTAGAAAAAAGTTTAGATTTAGAGAGAACTGCTGTCTCCTTAATCCTAGAATTCTTCTGTAATTTATCCATTATACCCATTTATATCTCCTTTATTGTTTCATAAACTAATTCTTGCCAATCGAAATTGCTATACTTTGAATTAATCACTATGATTTTTTCATTATCTATATCAATTACAATGTTTTGTCCTGCAAATCCACTCATACCTATTATCTTTCTGTCTTCCATTCCAACAACATCAAAATGAAATTGACCTCCATAACTTCTTGTATTGTTATTGACATCACATGTCTTACATGCAAAAAGATCATCTTCGTTCTTTGGAATTCTTCTATCATAAACTGTTTGTAAATATTTACCAACACACGTATTATTATTCCAATCATTCATTATTGCTTTTGCAATTCTTAAGTAGTCGTATCTATCTGCATAAAAACTATATCTAAGTGAATCACCTTTACCTTTTCGTGTTTTTTGAAAATAAACTTTATTTTTTATTTTTGCATTTTCAACAAAAACCCTATAGAGTAATCTTTCCCAATTATCACCAGCTTTATGCATTACGTAATTCATTAATACGTGAGTTGTTAAAGCACTATAGTTATACATTGGATTTCCTTTAATAGTGTTTTGCATATGTGTATTCATTATTGTTTCTAATGAAGTCATATTTAAATTTACGTTATTAGTTTTCAACATATTATCTTGTTTTGGGTGAAGTGCTTGCCCAATCAATGCTTGATCACCTGCTGACATATTTAATATATCAATTAATGCTTGATCTTCATATAAAGTATTATCAAGTAAATCCCAATCCATCACTTCATCAACACTACTAATGTATCCTTGACAAATTGCATGACCTGTAACATAAGACACTAAACTTTTACCTACAGAATTTGATGGTAATAAACCATTAAATACTTTAGGTGGCATATCTACTTCATCTATTACAATTTTATTATTTTCAAATTGTAAGTAACTAATGATTCCATTTACGTCATTAGTTTTAAATTCATCTAATACATCTTTATCTTTTCTTAGATCTGATTCAAATCTATAATAACGATAATTCCCTTTAATCTCTTGCATATCTTTAGCAAAATTTCGAGGGTCTTCAGGGTAATTTCCTGGTTTATACCAGGTATTTGTACCTGCTAATACAGAAGTTTGTACTGCAAGGAATAGTAAGATTAATTTCTTCATATGGTTATATTATACCATAGTTTACAGCATAAGTAAACAGCTTTATAGGAATTTATCTAAGGTATTAGGTGTGGTTTTAATTGAATGTGACTTATTACATTGTACAACGAAGTCATCATATATCATTTCTGATCTACCAAATAAAAATCTTTTAATATTATATGCCATATCCATTGCAGTAGTCACTGGAACATTTTGACATAAATGATTAAGATTCTTCTTAGGGTTTATTATATTAAAATCGCTAGGTAATTTCATAATTTCCATACATTCTCTATATGTCAAATATCTGTCTTCATCGGGGTGAGTTAGACTTAATGGCATATGACCTACAAATGCACCTATATAATCGGCTGGTATTTCACTTGTTCTTCTCATTATATTACCACCGCTTTCAAGTTTTTCTGCATTCCTTATAGCTTTATCTTTTGCTTTAGTTTCACCTAAGCCTTCAAGCCATTTTGCTAATTGTCGGTAATCACTATGTTTTTCAATATAGTCTTGAATATTACAACTTTTCTTTATTGTTTTAACAAAGTCACTATGTTTCATGCCGTTATGTAATACTTCTAACACATACCTATAATATAGGTCATCCTTACTTGGTGTTTTGGTATTAGCCAGTGCAGACATCGGGTCTGCTGGATCCCTCTTGACATTACGAATTGTATCTTCTATCTTTTCATTAGGTCTATCATACCAATCAAACATAGGTACAGCATCGCCTTTCCAGAAAAAATAAAATGATCTATCTCTAACTTGACTTAATCCATGTAATAAGCTTTTTGTTTTATACAAAGAGAAGGTATACCCATTCTCTTTTGCTATAGCTCTTAATTTTTTTACAACAGGCTCACCCAGTTTAGTAGCTAATCGTGGAGCATTCTCACCCCATAATACTTTTGGCCCTATATTTTCTAATACATACTTAGCTGTCTTAGCCATATAATCATTCACTTCTGCTTCACCAGATGGTGCAACATTTAATGAAGAAAGACCAGCACATGGACATATAGTATTAACTACATCAACATACCTTCCATTTTTCTCTCCTTCAGGTCCTTCACCTTGTTGTTGGCCATGCCAGATAAATCCATTCTTATGTTTATTTTCTAATATGTAATAAGGAACATAGCCAGGCTTTTCAGGATCTGGTTGTTGATTATTATAATGTTCTACTATGTGTTGATCATTACCTTCAAATCCGTTATATGTCATCATGTAAGCTGGCTTTTTCTCAAAGACCTTTTCCATTGCGATTGTTTCACCGCCAATGAGTGGTACTATGCTTGCCCACCTCATTCCGTCTGGCCATGGCCAGTTATCTTCTTCAGTCATAGTGATTTTATGTACTCCAATACATCAGTAGTTGGTTGCCACCCAAGTTTTTTAATTTCAGTAATATCTGCAGTGTTATCTAGTGCTTCGCATTCATCACCTTCTGCAGGTTCAACGGCGTATCCACCAGCTTGAGCTAATTCTGATACTACGTAACCTTTGCCAGTTCCAATATCATATGCAGGATTTAATCCATAAAGATTTGTTTGACTCATTAAAAGAGTAATTGCAGCAACAACATCATCAATGTGGACAAAATCACGAACATGATTTGTTACATATTCAAGACTACGATCTTTAAGTTTATCCATAAACATACCACGACCAGCACCGTCTCCGCCATAGACTGTAGTAAACCTTAAACCAACTTGGCCTATAAATGCTGTCTCTTCATTAACCTTTTTACTTATTCCATAAGGCGATTTATGCCATTCATGAATACAAGAAGAAGATGCATATATTAATGGAACATCAGCATTATGACATAATTTTTGTATTTTAGTTGTGTTTGTAATATTGTTATCCCAATAAAGCTGTGGATCTTTTATACTTGCTCTAACATCAGCCCATGCTGCCATGTGTATTACAAACTCAGCATCACCAAGTTCGAAATTTTCTATTGCTTTATCAATCTTATGATCCCATTCAACAATGGTATGACCATGTAATTCTAATTTCTTTTTTAAGTGTGAACCTATAAATCCACTTGATCCTGTTATTAATACTCTCATGCTATCTCCATTCATCTCCTATTAACCAAACAACTAAACTATATCTGGTACCTTCTGTAACCTTTGCAACTTTATGCCATGTATCAGCTGGGAATACAGATATTGACCCAGTTTTTTGTAATTTTTTAAGTTGCTGAGGATCTTTTTTACCATAATTTGATTCTGTATCTATGTACATTTCACCACCCACATAATCATTATTTAGATTTACTGTGAGACTTAGCTTTCTTATTTTACCATCTTTACGCGCTGGAATAGCAGTATCTCTATGCCAACCATAATGTTGACCTGATTTATATTGTGTAAATTGTATTGCTTTAACTGAGTCCCATTGGAAGTTCCAACCAGCTTCTCTATTTGCTATTTGAATATATCTCTCTAACATTTGCATTATATTAGGATCATATAACCAAGCTATTTGTGAATCTCTTTTCTTATTAATATTTTTATTAGCAGTATCACCTTTAACAATTTTTGCTGCTAAACCCTGTGCAATTATTTCATCGCACATATCTTTAGATAGTACACCTTCAAATGTCCAAGCGTTATTTCTTAATCTCAAAAGAATGCCTCCAAGCCAACGTCCTCTGTTTTATCAAAGGTTAATGTTTTATCTATAATGTCTTTATATACAATATCTGCACTACAATGATCTTTCCAAAATTCATACATTTGAATACGCATTTCATCACGCATCATATTATCATTTCTTAAATTAACCATTAGCTTTGTTACATCTTCTGCATTAGTATGATCAACTGCAATTGTTCCTGTATTTCTACATTGGCTAATTGGTTTTTCCTGTCCACGATGTATTATATTATCACATAAATGTTTATGGAATATTGGTATAACGCCTGCAGCAAATGAATCTGTATGACAATATTCAAGATTGTTTCCATAAAGATTTTTCTTAAAGTACATAAGGTCTGAACCAAATCCACCAAGACTCATACGTTCCATCATTTCAGAATGTGTATATGATGAATAAAGATATGCACCTTTGTCTTCTTCTTCTGAACCATAAACAGGATGTCTAGTTTCATTTATATCTAAACCCTTTTCAGGCCTAAAGAAATTAATAACATCTCTACGATCTTTCAATTCTTTTGAATTCTTATATAATACTAATGGATATTGTATTGAAGCTTCTAAACCTTCAAGCACTGTAATAAATCCTGCTTTACGAAAGTGATCATTATGTAGATCAATCATAACATCTGGTCCTTTCCACATTGCTGTACGGCCAACCCAACGAACATAGCGTGTATCTTGATCTTCGACTGGTTTCCAATAATCTTTATTAAAATTAAATCCAACACCCATGTCAGTCAATGGTGTCTTTACATTATTTTTTCTTGTCCATCTTGCAAAATCATTCTCAACTGAATGACACATTAAAACATCTACATTATTACAAACATCTGCAAGTCTTGCATTACGTGTGATTGATGCCATTTTATGATCAACTTGTACAAGACCTTTACGAACATTAATATTACTTAACAGTCTTATAAAATTGTCTATACACTCTTCTGAATGTGACTTTGAAGGTATGCTCCAAATGATACAGAGATCAAGCTGATTGATCCTATGGACTACATCGTTACAAGCAACTAAATCAGGGAACTTTTTGGTTGGTTTAGTAACTATATCCCAATCAGCACCTTTAAAATAAGTAACTGGAAAATTCATAGACTCTCTACGTGGCCAAAGCTTATCCATTGTAGCAAATATTTCTACTCCCGGAAAGAGTTTTTGAAATTCTACAACATTCTTTGTTACACCAACACCTTCAACACCTCTACCTAATATTACACCTATCTTCATTTCCACTCGCTTTTATAGTTTAAGTTAACTCCATGAGCCGTTTCTGATGGTTTAACTAAACCAAAATGTTTTTCGTATACATGTAAGTTCTGTACTTGCCAAATCATTTTACCTGGCTCTACACCAAGTTCATCAGCTAATTCATATAGCACAAACTGTTGCCATGCATAATCATTTTTATATCCATATACGACATCATTAGATCTCATAGAGACTGAACAATTTAATTTACCATCGCGTATATAATAAGCTACTGAGTTAGTACATATGAAATCATTACAACCAAGAAGATCATATTCATTCCAGATTTCTGGTCTTTGATATATCATAACTGCTCTACGACTTTCAGGATTATCTTTTAATTCTTGTACAACATTATCATATTGGTAACCATTGTCTTTATGATATATTAAGTAACCATAATTAGAATGTATCATGCCATCTGCATTAGCTGCATATTGCCATGCTGCAGGTGGAGCTTTACCAAATTCATCATATATATCATTTATGTTTAAAGACATTGACTGATACCAATCTATTTCTTTCTTAATGTATTCTATATTAGGTGTACCAAATATTGCAGGCTCATCAGCTTCAAAGGATGCACCAATAAGCTCAAGGCATTTTACACCTGTCTTATCTGTAGTTGTAGCATAATCATGATTCTTTGCACTAATGAAATAGTCACGAACATCTGTAACTCTATATGGTCTAATTAACAT